TCTTTCTGACAGGCGCTTAAAAGTATTCAAGAATGACATACGTCCTATTGTTGCTAGGAAATACAATTGCACCGTTGAAGATGGCCGTAAGGGTCCGATGTTTGTCGGAAAAAGGGCGGAATCCGCCAAGAAAGCACTCAATCGTGTTTGCGGTTATCTCACGGCTCCTAACGCTCCGTCTACTAAGTTTGAGATTGCTCTGAAAGCCGTGACGGCAGCGGTTGACGAAGGTATGACAGAAGAACAAGCGGAAGAAATTATTTCACTTGTTAAGTAACACCGCCGCAGCCAACGAATCGGGACATGTCCCGGTTCATAAGTAAGTTCCGTTCTTTGGTGTGGTCTGAATCGGGACATGTCCCGGTTCGGACCCACCACGGGATGGAGTTTATAACTGCGTCCCTCAACTGGGGCGACTCCCCTGTTGGAAAGGCAGGTATCTGAAATATGAAAGAAGAATACGAAAAGCAATGGGAGGAAGCCATCGGCTCCCTGATCCCTGAACTCTGCACCCTTGGCCTTGGCCTAGTGCCAAAGGACCGCAGACCTATCAATCGTAAGTTCGACAGCAGTGACTGTGTCGCCGCCTGTCGGGAGGCCGCTAACAACTTCATCGACCCCCGCATCAAGCGGGAAGTGGAACCAATGACCCAGAGTCTGGGTTCAGCGTTCGAGGAGGTAGGACTATGAGCCTTGCCTTAGTAGTCCTAACCATCGCGGCATTCGTCGCGATGAACTATCCCTATCGGGGATGTAATGTCGTCATGCTGGCGGCGGCAATCGTTCACACCGGATGCCTTATCGGGTGGGCTGGGATATTTGTGAACTACCTCACCACCCTTGTGATGTAAGTTCCTTGGTGTGGTCTGAATCGGGACATGTCCCGGTTCGGACCCACCACGGGATGGAGTTTATCATTGCGCTCCCTACAACTGGGAGCGACTCCCCTGTTAGAAAGCAGGTATTGAAGTAAAAATGAAAAGAGTATTAAAGATACTAATGGAGCGCGATGGCCTGTCGCGTGATGATGCAAGAGAGTTGATAGCAGACTTCGAGAGAGAACTTAAAGAGGCCATCATGTCTGGAAATATATGTGAATGCGAAGATCTTTTGAATCTTCACTTCGGTCTTGAACCTGACTACTTAATGGACTTCCTCCTATGAACTATAAGAACAACACGTTCACTTTCGTTCGTGATAAAGAAGAGGGCGGGTTCCAAGTGGACTGCTGGCATCACTCCAATGCGAACAACGAATGCCACGTAGTCACGAGACACGCCGCGACTAAACAGGAGGTTGATCAGATCAAGCGTATGCACTACAAGCAGAAGCCTGTCGAATATCTGCTCATATGGAACTCGAAAGAGGGGGATCTACTTCCCTGCCGTGATGGCAAGTGGAGATCCCGTGTCCTCTTCGGATCACAGAAATGCTGCCTCAAGACGTGGAAGTCCTTCGGCTGGGCTGAGAGGTTCGCCAGTAGGCGATATCTTAAAAAGTATACCATCACCTATCTTTACGAGGGGGATGAAGTCTCCTCCACTGGGGAGGTAACTAGGAAAAGCTAACCCGTGTAAGTTCCGTTCCTTGGTGTGGTCTGAATCGGGACATGTCCCGGTTCGGATCCATCACGGGATGGAGTTTATGATTGCGCTCCCTACAACTGGGAGCGGCTCCGTTTGAAGTTATGAAAAGCAAAGCACTACCTGCTCTAGCGACAAAGTATCTTCGGTTGCTCGAAGAGATGAAGAAAATTGAGGAGGAATACGAACAGGGTTTCCTCACCGACAGCGAGCGGCACAAGGCAAGGGTTGAGATTCAGACTAAGATCAACGCTGTTATGAAAATGGCGAAGTTCTTTATGGAAGGGATCGACCCCGACCAGTCGCCTCGGAAGATTAAAGACCTGATCGGCGTCAGCTACATGGGTGACACTACCAACTCGGTGAAGACTGCCAAGGGTGAAGCGTTCGGGGTGATGACTTACATTGTCTACCTGCTGTCGGGCAAGATGTCCGGCATTCAGATGTGTAAGTTTGCCAGTCCGGGTTGCCTCGCCGCGTGTCTCAACATCTCCGGTCAAGCGTTGATCGGGTTCCACTCGGTCGGTCTCAGTAACCACTGCCTGATCCCCCGATTGATCAGGACGTGGCTTGTGGCGTGGAACCGCCCCGTCGCTGAGAAGATCATTGAACACGAGATGCTGCTGGCAAAGAAGCGAGCGGTCAAGGCGGACATGAAGTTCGCCGTCCGGCTCAACGGAACCAGCGATCTCTGGTGGGGGTCCCTGATCAAGCGTCACCCCGACCTGACGTTCTACGATTACACTAAGTCGCCTTTCAACATGAGGCTTAGTGATAAGTTCGACAACTATCACATCACGTTCAGCTACGCTGGGCCTAACAATGTGAAACACTGCGCCGAAGCACTGGCGCGAGGCCACAACATCGCGATCCCCGTGGTGAAAGGCGACATCGACAGGTTGCTCGAATCGAAGCGTGGTTACACGCTCGATGACAGTGATGCGAGGTTCCTCGACAGCGATGAGATCCGGCTCGGCCTCCTCACCGTGAAGCATACGCCCGGGACTCGGGAGGGAATAGAAGCGGGGTTCCTCCTCGACGGCGAAGGGTTCAATAAACTTGAGCAAGCGTTAGGTCTCGCCGCCGCGTAAGTTCCGTTCCTTGGTGTGGTCTGAATCGGGACATGTCCCGGTTCGGATCCATCACGGGATGGAGTTTATGATTGCGCTCCCTACAACTGGGAGCGGCTCCCCTGTTAGAAAGGCAGGTTTATCTAAAGTATGAAAAATAAGATAATGAGTGAGAACAATACTAAAGAAATGTGGGTCGGTGATCCAGGTTACATCATTGACGATGATCAGTGGGATGATGTCCTTGATTACACCCGCTACTTCAACCTGTTTCCTAGTCGGGAAGCTATGAGTGAAGGGCATCATGGATACAACCCAAGGAATAAGCAGAACGGAGTGTTCACGCTAAAGGACGGTGTGACCTGTGCTGTATCCGCTACCGCTTATGGTGATGGGGGCTACCCTGATGATGAAGGTCGGCTCTACGGAGTTGATGCAGGTATGCTGGGGATCTTCCCCGCAGAGTATGCTCGCACTGCTCGCACAGGTGACCCACAATTCGGTCACTTCATCACTGTCCCCGCTGACTACAAGGTCACAGTCTCTTACGATGACGGGACGATTGACTTCGGCGTGGTCAGCATCTACACCGGGTAGAACCTGAACCCTGAGATAAAGTTATGAGAACAACAACATTAATCATCAAGACTGACCACACTACTCTAGGTCAGTTAACGGATGTCTATTCCGACTATGGATACACAAACATTCACGGAAATGATATCATCATCGACCTCGACTACATCGAAGACGACCCCGACCAATTCGCCCACTTTAGTGAGATTACTGGTCTTACTAGGCAGTGCGTTGAAGGAGTGTCTTTCATCTGCTTCTACCCTCCCGGTAACCTAACCAACTAACCGAACAACAACCATGAAGAGTTATGATAATACTTCAACATAGAAGGATCGTCGAAGATGGTCCACAGACATGGGTAGAACCAGCTACCGGTAAGTGTAGCTGTGGAACAAAGATAGTTCTCAGCGACCCTCTGGATAATGTATGCCCCTTCTGCGGGAGGTGCTACAACTCTTGCGGTCAAGCTGTCACCCCTAGCTGGGATTGTGATGAGTCGGGAGAACCCTTCTCTACTTTTGAACCCTGAACACACCAACTAAACAACTAACCAACTAACCAACTAACCAAATACTACTATGGCAACCAATCTAGATAAGCCTGTCACTCGCAGAGTGCCTGAGATTACAAACGGCGAGGGCCGCGCACTGGAAGTTACGCTTACCCCGCAGGACGGCGGCAGCATAGCTCTTCGATGGGTGGGCCTTCGGCGCGAACCGAGCATGTTTCGACTGAAGGATCTGGCGGAACGCGCAGATATAAATAGCCCTGCGGTCGTTACGACAAAGCAAACAACCAAGCGGAGTAGCTCGTCCGGTGATCCAAACATTGATCGGACTGAGTGGGTTCGATACGAGGACATCCTAAGCAAAGTCCACATCACACCTATGGATTTAGGAGAGCTTGAGCGACTCACTTCCGTGATATGGGGAATCCGTGAACACTGGGAAGATTTAAACTCTTACTCATAACCCCGAACCCTGAACCCTGAACTAAAAAATACAAAATGAAATTCGATTACGACAAAGTTGCAGAGCAACACGAAGCTGTTATCTACAGTGGTGAGATTTTCACCGGAACCCATGACCTTGACAAGCTCATGGCGAACTGCCGGGGGATGATCAGTTATATCCAGAACCATCTGGACACGTTGACGTATGAAACAGAAATCTTGGCATATGCCGATTTTGAGGATCTGCCTCGGCTTACTGCCGCTGACGTGGGTAACATTGCAGGTGGCAATGATTTCTACTCGGAGCTTGGGAAAGCCCTTGATTCCCTCCACGCTGAAATCGCAAGCCGCATTGAACCCCGAACCCTGTAACCTGTAACCTGACCCCAGTCTCCCGTTGCGGGGACCGGGGTTCAGGGACAGGGGATCGGGACTAACCTGAACCTTCTTAAGTCAAATAAGTGAAGGTTACTTAAGCTACACAAAAGACCTTGACTAAACTCTTTTATCAAAATACAATTTCACCACGGCCCCATATGACTTGGGGCTGGGTGCTAACCCAAAGAATAGAAAGTAAAGTAAATGGAATACAGAAGTGTAAAACCAGCAGAACTCCCAGCCCTGTGCTGGGCCATCTACAAGGCGGGTTTGATCCCGCTGATCGTCGGCAAGCCCGGAGCAGGTAAGACTGCAATGGCTAGAGCCATCGCAGCCATCTGCGGCTGCCTCCGGTATCTAAAGTTCAGCCCCGTTGGCAAGGGGCCGCAGGAGGTCATAGGATACGGGATTCCCAATCCCGAGACAGGGGAGATGCGGTTCTCCCGTCCCGAGGATCTCCCGACTGCGGGGGACGAGCCACAACTGTTCGTAATCGATGAGCTAGGTAATGCGGACGGCGCGGTGATCGCGGTGTTCCACGGCCTGATTGCCCCTGACGGCGCGGGGCCGAAGATCGGGACTCACGATGTCGGGAAAAATGTCTTGCCCCTGATCACATCCAACCTGCGAAAGCACTCGCGGGATGTTCAGACCATCACCGCACCGTTTTTGACGCGGTGCTGTATGCTGCTAGTCGAACCTGACGTTGAGTCATGGATGTCCGACTTCGCCAGCGGTGAGTCGGCAACCCTGCCTCCGCTCGGCGAGTTCCCCGAGGTGGCTGACGTTTGCCTCGCTGACAGTGACCACGCTAAGTTTCTCTCATTCAGTGCGGGGACTCAGGAGGGTGACGCTCACTGGGCACCGGACCCTGTGACCCCGTGGGATGGGATGCCCTACCCCACAGCCCGTGGGCATGAGGCTGCCTGTCGGGCGACCCACCCTGACTTCCCCACTTACGGGGACTCGGACACTACAAGGATTCTCCTTCAGGGAATCCTCGGCACGGCCACAGCAGAGGCGACCTACGCATTCTCTCGGTCGATCATGGATGCGCTCCAACCAGCGAAGGATATCCTCGACGGTGTGTCGGGTGCAGTCTTGCCAAGCGAGCGAGAGAAGCAGTACCAGACTGCCGTAGCGGCTCACCGGATTACGAAGCGTAAGGCTGGTGAGGCGAACGACGCCGAGGCGTGGCTCTACGCTGGAGGGGCCGATACCTACGTAAGTAACATCCTCGAACCCGCGAGCGGTGAGGTCCGAAAGTACCTCGTTGACCTCGCTAGCAGGGACAAGGAGTTCCCTCTGGAAAAGCATGAGACGGTGAAGCGTTGGTTGCAAAGCTAACCTGAACCAGTCACCAGCCCAGCCTACGTGCCCTTCGGGGTGCGTAGGTTGATCTGGGAACTGAATGACTCAGAACCCAACTGCCCACAAGGGCTTAACTAAAAAGTAGAAAGTAAGTATACTATGAAAAGTAACCAACTCAAAACCACATCCGTCTCCACCTGTATAATCAAAGGGCCGGGATCAATCGGTAGGCGCAACCTCAAAAATACGAAGGCTCTGATCTGTACCGGTTCAGGGGCTGACCCTCGCTCAGTGAGTGTGACGGTCCCGCTCATTCCCCGAAAGGGGAACTCCGTAGGTGTCGCCCTCGGTCGCATCGAGGCGGTGCGTAACGCCATCAAGACCGACCCCCACATCGGAGGTCTGCCAGTCGGCGTGGACTCGATGGTCATGGTTCCCACTCGTAACATCCCCGTGGTTAACGACCTCGTTGATGATGCCCGTGCGGAACTTACCGACATATACAACGACATTCGTGACGAGTGGCCGTCCATCATCGGTCAGGCTCAGACCGCCCTCGGCGACCTTGCATCGGAGAACGGTCTAGTGTGGCCTACGGCTGACCAATACCTCCAAAAATGTAAGTTCTCGCTTACGTGGCTGGAGACCCAGCCGCTTCAGTTTGATGCTCTATCTGATCTGGGAGAGGAAGTCGCGAAGCGAACTGTCCTTGAATCACAGAAGGGCCACGCCGACCTGATGAGGCAGGGGACTCTCCGACTACTGAGCGGTCTCGTCGATTACCTTGACGAGAGTTCAGAGCAGTGGGCTGACCCCAGCCGACTTCGCCGCGAGCGATTCGATAAGATCCGCGACATGGTGGCGCAGATTCAGTCCACGAACTGGACTCACATGACAGAGATCGACGACCTCTGCCAGTCCCTGTCTGACCTGCCCACTGGTGACCACGCCGTGGCCGGTGACGACCGGACTCGTGAGTCGGCTATCCGCGATACGCTGAAGGCGCGTGACGCCATCAATTCCACACTCTCGGATCTCGGTATCTGAGGTAGCGACTAGGGGTGTGGGCCAGCCCCCACACCCCGCTAACCAGAAAACATAAAGTTATTATATATGAAAACAGAAATTGATTTCACAAAGATCCCTGTCCTCGCCGAGGCGATGGCGAGGCTTCAACGGTTCGCGCCGTCCGCATACATCTGCCTCCTCGGTATGATCTGGGTATGGTCTACGGCTTTCCCCTACGGGGCGACTGATGGACGTTACCTCTACCTCTCACCAGAGGGGCTTGATAAGTTGAGGCGTACCTCAAACCCAGTCGGGTATATCGCGTTCCTACTCCTGCACGAGGCACTCCATGGAACCCTGAACCACGGTGTGCGGCTCAGTAAGTTGAAGACCCACAAGGTCGCAAACGAAGCCGCTGACTACGTAGTCAACTCGATCATACGGATGATCAACAGCAAGGTGAAGGGATACGACCCATTCCCCCTGATCGAGGGTGTCCTCGACGATCCGGGTCTGGCGGGTGACTACTCGGCAGAGGAGTTGTACACCATTCTGATGAACAAACCGACCCCGCAGCCCGACCCCCCACAAGGCGGCCAGCAGGGTGACGACGGCCAGCAGGGTGACGACGGCCAGCAGGGTGACGACGACCAGCAGGGTGACCAGCAGGGTGACCAGCAGGGTGACCAGCAGGGTGACCAGCAGGGTGACC